TTTTACTTATCATGGATAGACATACAAGGTAGATATGAATTCATGGGTGAGGGAGCAAGCGAATGTGCTGGTGCAATCCGAGCAAGGGGACAAGAATGATTAGCGACACAGAAAAATTAGCTCTTATAAGAGCTTCTAAAGATTTGACAATACTTGAGTTGATAGAAGCTACTTGTGAAGCGTGTAAGGCCACTTTTATCAATTCAGACATTGCCAGAGCAGAACGTAAAGCGTGTGCAAAGATAGTAGACGAATGGGTGCTTGCTTATCCACACCCATCAAAAGCTATTGCTGAACAAATCCGAGCAAGGGGACAAGAATGACTGACGAAGAAATCATAGCCAAAATTATGGCTAACCAATGGTGGCCGTTCGACCGAGTGGATCCCAAGATACTTGAGGAGATACAACGTAGGGATAAGCAGAAGGCCGTCGCTGAGATGGAGGAAGCACCACTATGACTGAACTTGGATTTTTTGTAGTTGCGTTTGCGTTTGTATGCGCATTGATGAACGCAGGTTTGGTGATGTTTTTAATATGGATGGTTTACAGGAGCATGAACAATGATTGAATTTACACTTACGGAGATAGTCCTATTGGCATGGGCGGGCATTGCCACAGGCATGGCACTGCACTATTGGGAGGAAGATAGGAACCACAGGAAATTTGTGACTACCTTGATTGAGAACAAGGGGTTACGAGAAGAATTTTATAGCAAGATTGATAAACACATTGAGGAGCACAAAGAATGTTAAGTAGCATAAAACAACTGATAAGTGCAAGTAAATCACAAGAAGTTTTACATGCAAGAAACCCCAACGAATTACGCACAGATACCAACGTGAAGTTTGGTGTAATCCAAGCGTTGAATGGCAAGATCATTGAGATCAGTACGTACAAACCCAACCACAATGGGCCTGACTGGACACACCAATGCTATATCGTAAAAGACGAAGAGACGCTAGCAGAAGCTATGGCGACTGTGATTACGATGAAAGGGCTAGAGCAATGAAGAAATGGGACGGATTCGACGGAGCGATCCTTGGGCCAGCGAACATTTGGAATGGCAATACTAGAGTAGAGGTATTGGTTTACGATGGCGATGCTATGCGAGATATTTTGATGAAGCGTGACTCCATGAGCATGGAAGATGCACGTGAGTTCATTGAATACAATCTTGAGGGGGCCTACATTGGTGAGGATACACCTGTCATCGTATGGACAAATGATTTATATTGGGAGGAGGAAGAATGATATTCGACCGTATCGACGAGTTGAAAGCGGGAATGGAAAAGAAAAAGCATGGGCGAGGTCTTGGTAAGAAGCCTGCGCTCAAGCACTTGAGTTTGCGATTGCCAGTGGAGGTGCACGAGTTCTTTGACAAGCACTACCCCTACAAGAAACAAGCCAAGATCAGAGAAATTCTTACTAATTTTGTTAAACAGGAGAAAACCAAATGAAAAGTAGAGCACAAACGGTACGTGAGTACATGGAAGCAAACCCCAAAGCAACCCCTGCGGAGGTAGCCAAGAAGTGCAAGGTCACGACTCAGTACGTGTACCAAGTCAAGTCTGACGAGAAGAAAAGGTTAACTAAAAAAATAGAAGAGCATATGGATAATATCAATGCTATGAACAGAGAACTTGTGTACAAGGAGCGTTTGGGCAGAGCCAAATTAAAGATGCAAGCGTCATTCGATAGAGAACCGCCCGCACCTGAACCAATCCCCGTGCTCCGCATTACGACGGAAGAGCCAAAGGCCGACAACGTCAATCACCCACCACATTACAAGACTGGTGGTATAGAAACTATTGACTTCATCGAAGCAAAAGAATTAGGCTATCATTTGGGTAATGTTGTCAAGTACGTTACTAGAGCCAAGCACAAGGGCAATGAAATCGAAGACCTTAAGAAAGCACAGTGGTATTTAGAACGTGCTATTATGAAGCTACACATTTAAAGCGGGTTGCTTAAATCACGTGTAAGGAAACCTTGCAGATGCGAACTTATACGTGCTACGTACGTTCCCGCTTTTAAGATTTTTAACGTACGTAGACCTTTCCAACCATGAGGGGGGCATGGAATCTGCATAACCCCCCACCATAATATTTGTTATCGCTACCTATATTTACTCTTGACAAAGTCTAATGCGCATTTATAATCAAGCGCATGGCACAAACCCCCGAAGCAAAAGTTAAAAAGCAAATCAAGGCTATCCTTGAGAAGCATGGTGTGTACTACGCTATGCCGATTGGGTCAGGCTTTGGTAACGCAGGTGTCCCTGACTTTTTGTGTTGCGTGAACGGCAAGTTCTTGGCGATCGAAGCCAAGGCAGGGAATAATCAACCGACTGCATTACAAGATAAACACCTACGTCGGATTGAGGAAGCGGGCGGTGATGCGTGGGTAGTTAATGAAACTAACTTAATTCATTTAGAAGATTTTGTAGCGGAGAATATGAAATGACAACGCTTGAAATTAAAAATCAGTTACTACCCATTTTTAACAAAATGTTTGAGGAAGTATACAACGCACACAAACCCACTGAATACCGAATGAAGTTTAGCTACGGCAAGTATTCCATATACCGATGGGATTATGAGAATGGTAAAAGAACAAGCTCAACCTTAGCAAAAGGGCTGAGTAAAGAGGAAGCAACTGGAATGATGAAACTTTTACAGGAGGACTAAAATGAGTGAAATATCAGCAGGAGTGCAAGCATTGGTAAGCAGGATGGGGTCTCACCCCGAAGAATTCTTTGACCCCAAAGAGAATAGCGAGTGGGCTTTCATTTACAAAGAAACATTTAGAGACGTGATGACGGAGCCTGAGAAAGCCGCCATTCACACTGCACTTAAGGCAGTACGCAGAAAAGAGTTTGAGTCCAAAGTATTAAAACAGATTCTCCGTGCGGACGTACAAGATAGCGTACCACCCAACACTTCCCTAGCATACAAGATGCTGACAACGGAGGGATCATGGAAATAATCTCCCCAATGGTGACGATGCTCGCCGAGCGTATGCGCACGAATCCCGAAGACTTTGTTTCTACCAATAAGAAAAATTTGGTTGGTAGTACTCCCCCTAAGTTTTACGAGATCGCACAGATACTCGCTGATATTGTCGCTGAACCTAATGCAAAATACTATTGGTTTCTTAGCGATACCGAAAAGGAAATGCTGATGGGTGCGTACCGTGATCTGTGCCGAAAGCGTTTTGAAGACAATTGCATGGAAAGATTACTTGAAGATAAACAAGAATATGAAGGCCCCGCTTTAGGCCCCACTATTATCAGAGCGCAAGGTAGGTATCAAACAATGCCTTGGATAGACCCACGATCACTTTACGGACAACGTGAAGATTTACGTGAAGACTTAGTACGAGTGGGCGTAGGCGAGAACGGTGTAAACACAGTACATACGTCATCTCTTGCGCAACGAATAAACGGTGCATTGAATAAGATGATAAACAAATGAGCATAATTACAATTGACTTTGAAACTTTTTACTCTAGAGAGTTCAGTCTTACCAAGATGACAACCGAGGAGTACGTAAGAAGCGAGCAGTTCGAGGTGATCGGCGTGGCGGTGCAAGTGGATGATGGTGAGCCCAAATGGTTCACTGGAAACATGAGCATGACGAAACTCTTTCTCGATAGCTTTGAGATGCACAAACACATGGTGCTAGCCCACAATGCTCAGTTCGACGGGGCCATATTGAGTTGGCTATTTGACATTAAGCCTAAGAAGTGGTTGGATACGCTGAGCATGGCACGAGCTATTCACGGTACTGAAGTAGGCGGTAGCTTGAAGAAGCTGGCTGAACACTACGATGTCGGGGTCAAAGGCGAGGAAGTGGTCAATGCACTGGGGTTGCGCCGAGAGGATTTTCCCGCCGACCAACTGGCACGCTACGGTGAATATTGCCGAAACGACGTGGCGCTAACTTATGCTATCTTTAACCTGATGATGCAGGACTTCCCAACGTTTGAGCTAAGCCTGATTGACTTGACCTTGCGTATGTTCACCGAGCCAGTATTGGTGTTGTCCACAGACTATTTGCATACCCATTTACTTACAGTTCGCCTACACAAAGAAAACCTGTTGCAGAATTTTGATAAAGACATCTTGATGAGCAACCCCAAGTTTGCCGAGCTACTTATTGAACACGGCATTGAGCCCCCAATGAAGACTAGCCCCGCCACAGGTAAGCAGACGTTTGCGTTCTCTAAAACGGATGAAGCGTTCAAAGAGTTGCTTGAGCATGACGACCCGCAGGTGCAAGCTCTAGTGGCAGCGAGGTTAGGCACTAAGTCTACGCTAGAAGAAACAAGGACTGCTCGGTTTCTGGACATGGCAAACCGTGGGCCAATGCCAGTTCCCTTAAGATACTATGCCGCCCACACAGGTCGATGGGGCGGTGATGACAAAATCAATCTACAAAATCTGCCCCGCCAATCTCCCATCAAACGTGCGATCTTAGCCCCTGAAGGTTATTTGTTGGTCGACTCAGATTCATCTCAGATTGAAGCAAGAACTCTAGCATGGCTAGCCGAGCAAAACGATTTAGTGGAGGCATTTGAAAATGGACAAGACGTATACAAGATCATGGCATCTGCTATCTATGCTAAAGGAGAAGCAGAAATTACAAAAGACGAAAGGTTCGTTGGTAAGACAACGATTCTCGGTGCGGGGTACGGCATGGGGGCGACTAAGTTTAAAGCGCAACTTAAAACGTTTGGAGTGGAGATCGAGGAGGAGGAATCAAAAAGAATTATTACGACGTATCGAGAAACGTACCCGTCTATTGTTGAATTATGGAGACAGGGGGCAATAGCCCTTAAAGCCATCATGAACAATGAAACTACCAAGCTAGGCCGAGAGGGAGTCCTTATGGTCGACGGCAAGAAAGGCATCAAGTTGCCTAATGGTTTATACCTACGTTACCCTAACTTGAGAGTGCAGACCACCGACGGCAAAGATGAACTTGTTTACGATAACAAAAAGGGCCGGATGTCTGTGCCAACTAGAATATACGGTGGTAAGGTGATTGAGAATGTGTGTCAAGCTCTAGCCCGCATCGTGATCGGTGAGCAGATGCTAATGATTGCTAAGAAATACAAAGTCGTCATGACTGTGCATGATGCGATTGCTTGTATCGTCCCGGAGCAGGAAGTTGAGACTGCTAAAGAATATGTTGAATTGTGTATGCGTATACGCCCACAGTGGGCCCCCGACTTACCATTAAATTGCGAATCGGGTTTTGGTAAAAGTTATGGAGATTGCTGATGCGTGTACTGTGGAAGTACATCAATAAACGCACAAGGGACGTACATTTTTCATGGGGAAGATGGAGCCGAGGCGATGCTTATGGCTTTTGGGAATTTAGATTACCTCCGGAGGGATAATGACTGATGATATTGTAGAGATGGCTAAACAAGCAGGTTTTGAAAGGCTTGGTGTATATGCTCAATTTGGCAATGATTGGGTGGGTTTTACTAAAGACCTTGAGACTTTTGCCAAACTAGTAGCAGAAAAAGAACGTAGGGCATGTGCAAGGATATGTGCTGAAGTTGGCATGTGGGATTTAGTACATGAAATTGAAGGAAGGGGACAAGAATGACTAAAGATGAGCCTGTTGCGTGGGGCATGGAAAAAAACGGAGTTATCCTTGATGTAATCTGCCCTGCCGAGCACGAGCGTGAAGAAGGTGAATACACCATACCTCTTTACACCCAAGCAGAACGCACATGGATAGGACTGACAAAAATGGAACTTGTAAAGTGTGGAGTTTTTCCTTGGGGGAATTCGTATCAACTTTATCAAGCAATTGAATTCAAGCTGAAGGAGAAAAATCATGGCTAATATCATATGGTCATTCAGTAGCCTTAAGACATTTCAGCAATGCCCTAAAAAGTATTACCACTTAAAGGTAGCCAAGGATGTTAAAGATACAACAGGTGAAGCGGCGCTGTACGGAACAGAGATGCACCTAGCGGCAGAGGAGTATATCCGTGACGGTAAAGACTTACCGCCAAAGTTTGAGTACCTGCGTTCTTCTTTAGACAGATTGAATGCAATTGAAGGAGACAAATATTGCGAAGTAGAGCTTGGTTTGACACGGAACTTAGAAGAGTGCACTTTCGATGCTCCGAATGTGTGGTGGCATGGGGTGGCCGACCTAGTGATTATCAATCGGAAGTCGGGGACGTGCTATTCGATAGATTACAAGACATCAAAGAATGCGAGATATGCGGACGTGACGCAACTCGATCTCGTCGCTTGTGGGCTATTCGCAAAATTTCCGGAAGTGAAGAGGATAAAGTCGGCGCTTATGTTTGTAGTGAGCAAGGAATTTATCAAGGCTGAGCACGTAGCGGAAACAAAACAGAAGTACATGGATAAAGTTTTACCTCATATTGACCGACTGGAAGCATCATTTCAGAACGGCGTATGGAATGCTAAGCAAGGTGCATTGTGCGGGTGGTGTCCAGTCACCCATTGTGAACATTACGTAAACAGGAGTAGAAAATGAACGAAGACGAACAAGCGGCGTTAGCCTATTTAAAACTGCAAGATGATGCAAGGAAATTGATTCGAGATGTTATTTTTGATTTACTATTGGTCAAAGATGACCCTGCATCTGAGATCGTTCACAGTGTGCTTATTGACATCATTCGGACTGCAATTGAGGACAAAATAGATGTGAGTAGTAACGATGTCAATCCCATAAAACTTCCGCAACATAAACTTCAAGATGCAATCCTTAAACTAGTATTTCCACACAGGAGTTAACATGACTGAAGAGGAAAAACAACAAGCGGTGGCTTATTTAAAACTGCAAGAAGATGTGAAGCAACTGATAATTGACACCATATATAAAGAATTACAAAACTATGGGAGCCCCTTACATAACCATATTACCACTGCAGTGCTTGGCAATTATTCAACAGACCAAAAAATTAAAGACGTTATCAAAAAACAAATGGAGAAATTCTAATGACTGAAGAAGAACAACAAGCAACACTAGCGTACATCAAACTGCAAGACGATGTAAAGGGAATGATTGTAGATGTAGTGACCAAAGAATTTATAAACAAAGAAAGTAAACTTAGTCGTTTTATCGGCAATTACATTGAGCGCACCGTGGTCAATGTAATCGGCAGAACAGTGCACGAAGAACTTGACAAGTACAAACAGCAAATGATAATGGAGATCTGCCTAGCAGTAGGTAAAACAATGCAAGTTGCTGATAAACAAGGCCGTACTCCTTTATGGGAAACCGACCCCGCAGAATTTGGATTGGGCGAAGCGGATTTAAATAGCCACATGATCGAAGGAAGTCAAAATGCCATACGTAAACAAACCTAGACCGTACAAAAAAGAGTACAAGCAACAAGTGGAGCGTGGTGAACACGAGTCCCGCATGGAGCGTCAGCGTGCCCGCAACGAGATGGACAAGAAGGGCATCGACCGCAAGGGTAAAGACATCGACCACACAATTCCCTTATCCAAGGGCGGTACAAATGCTCCGTCGAACTTGAAACTCAAGACCCCAAGCGCCAACCGATCTTTCAGTAGAAACAGTGATCACACGGTCAAAAAGAACAAACCCAAGAAATGAGCTTAGCTACATACAACTGGCCCCGACCACACGGATACACTCCGTTCGCCCACCAAGTTCAGACTGCGGATTTCTTGACCAAACACCGAAAGGCATTCTGCTTTAACGAGCAGGGTACAGGTAAGACTGCGTCAGTCATTTGGGCAACCGACTACCTCATGACACGGGGTATCTTAAAGCGGGTTTTGATTGTATGTCCACTCTCGGTGATGAAGGCCGCATGGCAGGAAGACTTGTTCAAGTTTGCCATACACCGCAGGGTCAGTGTTGCTTACGGCAGTGCACGTAAACGCAAAGAAATTGTTCTTGGTGGCGCTGAGTACGTCATCATTAATTTTGATGGGATTGAGATTGTTAAGAATGAAATCATTCAAGGTGAGTTTGACCTGATCGTGGTTGATGAAGCGTCAGCCTATAAGAACGCACAGACAAACAGATGGAAAGCGATGAGGGATTTGGGCAAGCACATCCATGGACTGTGGATGTTGACTGGAACGCCAGCCGCTCAAAGCCCTGCGGATGCTTACGGATTGGCAAAGTTAGTCAGCCCAACCAACGTACCAAAGTTCTTTGGTGAGTTTAAAACACAAGTGATGTACCGAGTCAGTGAGTTTCGTTGGTTACCCAAAGCCGACGCTGATCAAACAGTACACAAAGCTCTTCAGCCCGCTATCAGATTTGAGAAAGCACAGTGCCTAGACCTGCCACCACTTACCTATACTGATCGAGACGCACCACTCACGCCGCAGCAGTTGGCGTACTACAAGAAACTTAAGAGTCAGATGTTGATCGAAGCAGCGGGTGAAGAAGTCAGTGCTGTCAATGCCGCATCTAAATTAACCAAGCTACTTCAGATTTCATGTGGTTCAGTGTACACAGACACTGGGCAGGTGGTGGACTTTGATGCGTCGAGCCGACTGAAAGTGGTCAAGGAAGTGATTGATGAGTCGAGCCACAAGGTGTTGATCTTTGTTCCATTCACCCACACGATTGAATTGTTAACGAAATACTTAACCAAGAACGGAATTACAAACGATGTTATTAACGGCGATGTGAGTGCAAACAGACGTGCAGAGATTATCAGAGAGTTCCAGAGCAATCCAGAGCCAAAGGTTCTCGTCATTCAGCCACAAGCCGCATCTCATGGTTTAACCTTAACCGCCGCCAACACAATCATATGGTATGCTCCGTGCACCAGTGTTGAAACCTATCTCCAAGCAAACGCAAGGATTGATAGACCCGGGCAACGTAATCCAATGACGATCGTACACATAAGAGGTAGCGCAGTTGAGAAGCGCTTGTACGAAATGCTCAGGAACAATATCAATAACCATGCGAAAATAATTGAGCTTTATAAACAAGAATTAGGGGAAGAAGACTTGACAATGTCTAACCCCGACGTATAATAACAAAACCATAACAAAGAAAGGAACTAATTATGGACGATCAAGTTCAGGAAGAAAAGCCCTCCGTTGATTCTCTAGCCCAAACGTATATCAAGATGCGTGACAAGCGAGAGGTACTCAAACGAGACTGGGAAGCTAAAGATACCGAGATTAAAGCTCAGATGGAAGTCATCGAGCAAGCACTGCTTGATCTTTGCAAAGAGATCAACGCAAACAGTATCTCCACCAATCATGGCACGGTTATTCGATCAGTTAAATCACGGTACTGGACGAACGACTGGGATTCATTGTATCGAGTTATCAAAGAACACGATGCATTCGGCCTGCTTGAGAAACGAATTCAGCAAACGCATATGAAAGAGTTTCTACAAGAGAATCCAGATCTTCTCCCCGCTGGCCTCAACGTGGAGAATCAATACACCGTACTTGTTAGACGTAAAAAGGAAGAGTGAAATGAGTAACGTAGCATTATTTAACCAAGACTTACCCGACTTTCTGCAATCTGCGCCAGTCAGTGAGTTAACCAAAAACTTGGCCGGTAAATCTGGCGTCCCCCGTATTGTGCCCAAGAACGGAATCTTCCGTAAGATGCTCGGCACTGATGAGCAGGGCAAAGTTAAAGGCGATTTGGAAGTTGTGATCATCAACGCTTCACCAAAAGTGGGACGTATTTTCTATGTAAAAGCATGGAATCCTGAGTCAGAGCCAACATCACCCGACTGCTTCTCTAACGATGGCCAAACACCCGATAAAGGTTCAACCAATCCACAAGCTGAGCGTTGCGATTCTTGCCCCAACAACATCAAAGGTTCAGGTCAAGGCACATCCAAGGCTTGCAGATACACACGACGTATTGCAGTGGTTCTTGAGGAGGACTTTGGTACTTCATTAGAAGGCCGAGTCTACCAAATGAACTTGGCATCCAAGTCTTTGTTCGGTGAAAGCATCGGCGACAACAAGTTTATTTTTGAAGACTACACCAAGCACTTGGCTAATAACGGCAAGAGCATTGAGCACGTTGTCACTTCATTGAGCTTCAATGAGAACAATGATAACCAGTCTATCCTGTTCACGCCTATGCGCTATATCAGTAAAGATATTTACGCAGTCACAAGCAACGCCGCCGCCAAGCCTGAAGTGCAGAAGATGGTCATCATGACACCATATGAAGCACAAGCAAGTGGTATGAAATCTTTGCCGAAGGCTGAGCCAAAAGCTGAAGCGGTTCAAGAGCCAATCCAAGAGCCAGTCAAACGTCCTAAAGCTGAAGCCCCTGCGGTTGCGCCCAAGAAAGACTTAGACGATGTTCTCAAAGCATGGAGTGAGGAATAAGTATGAGCTATGGTTACAGTCAACGTTTAATTGAAGCGAATAAAGTAGCAGATGATTCGTTGGGTGTAGCCCTTGGCCGTTTGTGCATTGAACGAAGCATTCCAGTTAACACGGTTGCCGAGTACCTCGGTGTAAGTCGTGCTACGATTTATAATTGGTTTTGGGGTTCAACACTCCCAACCAAAGGCCACAGTGAACTGATTGTTTCGTTCATGCGTCAGCACAAGAAACGGAAGTAAACATGTTTGATCTACTAGATGCTGTTCTACCAGCAGAGGGTAGGTACTGCGTGTTTGGTTTGGGTAAGTTCCCAGACCAGCGCTTCTGCGATACACGTGCTGAAGTTGATGTAATAGCGCAAGAGTTTGTCAAAAACAAAGTCAATGCTTTCTATGGCTGTGCCAAGTATGGAGAACTGAACAACAGGACTCATGCGAACGCACAGTTCTTTAGAGCACTATGGGTTGACATTGATTGTGGTATTGCAAAAGCTGCTGAAGGCAAGGGCTACGCTACGCAAGCGGAAGGTTTAACTAGGTTCAAAGAGTTTGTCAGAGCCGCCCATCTACCTACGCCAATCGTAGTGGATTCAGGTTATGGCATCCATGCATACTGGTTGTTGGAAGAAACAATACGCCGACCCGAGTGGGAAGCATTGTCCGATAGACTTGAAGAGCTGTGCAAAGAGCACGGACTCATTGTTGACCCTGCTGTTTTTGAAGCATCCCGAGTACTTAGAATACCCGGAACTTTTAACTTTAAAGGTGAAGAGCCTGTTGAAGTAAGAGTACTCTACGAAAATTCTTTGCGTGTTCCATACGCAGAAATGAAAGAACTACTCGGCGCCCCCGAGCCTAAAGAAGAACGGCCTGATTTTATCCCGAGGACGATGAGCCCTTTGATGACTCAGTTGGTATCCAACAGAGTTAGACGGTTCAAGACCATCATGATGAAGTCGGTTGAAGGCACAGGTTGTGCACAGCTTTTGCACTGCTTTCAAAACCAAGACACGATTGAGTATAACCTTTGGCGCAGCGCTTTATCCATTGCTGCTTTTTGCGTAGACAGAGATACTGCGATCCACAAGATTTCAAAAGACCATCCTGACTATGACTTTAGAGCAACCGAGCGCAAAGCCGATGACGTTGTAAAGACAGGTGCACCGCACCACTGCTCGACATTTGAGAAGAACAATAAAGGATTTTGTGATGGCTGTATGCACAAGGGCAAGATCAAATCTCCCATAGTGCTCGGCGATGAAGTTGCCGAAGCCGACGATGAAGATAACACGGTTGAGATTGAGAGCGAAGAAGGCACGGTAGAGACGCATCAGATACCTGAGTATCCGTTTCCATTTTTCCGTGGTAAGAATGGTGGTGTGTACCGCCGTTCAGATGAAGAAGAGGGTGATGTAACCCAAGTGTACGAACATGATTTGTACATCGTTAAACGTTTGGTAGACAACAATGCTGGAGAGGTAGCCCTTGTTAAACTGCACCTGCCAAGAGATGGGGTGAAAGAGTTTGTAATTCCACTGACTGCAATCACAGTCAAAGAAGAATTGAGGAAAGCGTTAGCTCACTACGGCGTAGTGTTGTTTGCAAAACAATTGGATCAAGTGTACATCTACATGATGACATTCATTAAAAACATGCAGGTAGAAAGAAAGGCAGACATTATGAGAACACAATTTGGTTGGGTCGAAGGTGACAGTAAATTCATCCTCGGCGAGCGTGAGATAACTAAAGATGGGGTGTTTTATAGCCCACCATCCCATGCAACAAAAGGTATCGTTGAGCATGTGCATGCCAAGGGCACATTGGAGAAATGGAAAGAAGCATTCAACATGTATGCGTTACCCGGACTTGAGCCCCATGCGTTTGCCGCACTGACATCGTTTGGTTCGCCCTTGCTGAAGTTCACCGGTATGAGTGGTGCGATCATTAACTTGATTCACGAGAAGTCTGGATCAGGTAAATCAACAGCTTTGTTTATGTGTAACAGCGTATACGGACATCCTGTTAAGCTGGCATCGCAGTGGAAGGATACGCCCCAATCCAAGATGCACCGACTAGGTGTGATGAACAACATCTCCAACACGATTGACGAGATTACAAACACATCCCCACTGGAGTTCTCTGATCTGGCTTACAGCATATCTCAGGGTAGGGGCAAGGACAAGATGCGAGCCGACCGAAACGAGATGCGGGTCAATAATACAAGTTGGAACAACATGACCCTGTGCTCATCCAACGCTAGCTTCTATCAAAAGTTGGGTTCCCTAAAGACTTCCCCTGATGGCGAGTCCATGCGCTTGATTGAGTACAAGATTGAGCCAAGTAATGTGATTGATGTTGCTTTGGGCAAAGAGATGTTTGACCATCAACTCAGGGAAAATTATGGTCACGCAGGGGAAATTTATTGCCAATGGCTTGTGAATAACCTTGAGGAAGCCAAAGATTTGGTTCGCCAAATCCAAGCTCGAATCGACAAGGAAGTTAACTTTACTGCACGTGAGCGTTTTTGGTCAGCCGTTTGCGCTTGTAATATTGCCGGTGGATTGATTGCCAAGAGCCTTAGACTGCACGACTACGACATGAAGTTGGTTTACAAGTGGTTGGTCAAGATGCTCAATGACATGAGAGAAGACGTGAAACCTCCAGCGGATCTGCCTATTTCAATACTGGGAGACTACATCAACTCACATTTGCCTAACGCTTTGGTTGTGAATGGCGAAGTAGACTCAAGGAGTGGACTCAACAGCGCACCGCTACAAGAGCCAAGAAATGAGTTGCTCATCCGTTATGAGCCCGACACCAAGAATCTTTATGTAACAGCCAAGTCTTTCAAAGACTACTGCGTTAAGTACCAAATTAACCATAAAGAACTACTAGTCAAACTAAAAAATCTAGGTTTGTACAAAGAAACTATTAATAAGCGCATGGCCAAGGGCATGAAGGTTGTGTCTCCTGCCGTACGAGTATTGATGTTTGATGCTTCATCAACAGAGTTTTTACAGATCGAATATGAAAATAGAGACGGTGAGTTATCAGATCAACTGGAAACGGTTTAGGAAGGGAACTTCTTTCTTCATACCCTGTATTGATGTTAGAGCCGCCCGTGAAACATTGCACACAGTTACAAAACGGCTAAAGATCGACACGATTTCAAAATGTGTCGTTGAAGATGGCATAAAGGGATTGCGGGTATGGAGAGTCTAATTTATAATTCAGGCGTTGGCTTCTTGCAGTTGCCGACATTTCTCCTGTGAAAGTTAGTTCCTTTCATCTTTCAACCCCGCCTATGTGCGGGGATTTTTTATGGGCTTTGCCTTTCCCGTTCGTAAAGAGCTTCCCTAGATGGGCGTATTGCTTGGTCTATTAACGGTACATTATGTTCTGTTAATACTATGCCTTTGTCAGCGCCAGCCCTTTGCTCTGCACGTTTTTCAATAGAGTTAAGTATTTCTTCTGGCGTTATGGCGAACGATGGGTACTTGGCGTCAAACTCTTTTATCTTATCCAAATATGCTTCAAACCGTTCATTATTTGAGTTTCTAAACTCTCTATCAAGATTATTGAGCAATTGAGTTTTTTGGTTATTTATTCGTTGCTCAAGTTTAGATACCTCAAAATTAACATACTGCGCATTTGATAATATATCGGAACGGAAGCCAATGGCCTGCCCAATCAATTCACCTTTTTTGAAGGAGTCAGCTTCAAGTAGTGGGGCACCTTTGTAATCTTTAGCACCCTCAGTTGCATACTTATATGCAGTAACGTAATTGCGGAAACCAGCGGGTACACCTTTTTCTACACCTTTTTGGTAATCCCCATTCATAAACGCTTCGTATGACTCTGCTAGTGACAAGAGCATATTTGCTGCTGGACCAGATTTTTCCAAAGCCATCGCCATTGCACTATCTCTAACTGTCTTGGTCTCTTTGGTATCCCTTGAGAACATGTTATTGATACCAGCACGGTCGGCTACGTTTAAGCCAGTCAGCTTATTAATAAATCCACGCTCTAGCACATCATGGGATGTAGGGAACATCTCGGGTAGAAGTACCGTCCTAAACCATAACTCGGGATTCATTGACCGCAAGTCTTCTGGCATATCGGGGTCTTTGAATATATCTTTCCATGCTTCACCTAATAACCCCATCACTGCGCTAAACCCGGGCAGCCCCACTGCACCTGCCAATATAAACGTAGTCATAAGTGTACCGAAGAACTTTTTAGCCGCTTCAGCTTTGGTGCGCCCGTTCATGGGCTTGATCATCTCTTTGAAGTTCTTAACCAAGAATGTCGTCACGTGCAACGGATACATGGTGAACTGTAATGCAAGTTTGCCGATCGGCCCCTGCATAACCAAAGGACGATTGTATGTGCCGTAGTTGCCAAGGGCTTCATTGGTGTCGGTTACCGCTTGATCTATGGATGTTTTAAAGTCTTTGCCCGCTTGTTGGTTCAAACGGAACGAAGCCAAGTACAGCATCTCACGAGACAAACGTTCAGACGAGTGCATCAAACCGCCGAGCACCAATGCATCTACGGTGTTTTTAGCAAGCTCCATTTTGGGGCCATACAACTTTTCTGTTGGTTTGCTCTTGTAGTCAAAGATTGCGCTGGCGTACGTAGACTTAGAAACATCCCGCGCCATCATTTCTGTAACCGCTTTGCGCTCCAAGGGAGTTAAATCTTTAGAGTGCTCAAGACTGGGCGCAACCCAGTTAACTGAGCCGTCGGCGTTGGTCTTTTTGTAACCGTACAAACTCCAGAACTTCATCATTCTTGTGAGTTCTCTAGCAGCATTAACTGCACCGTATCTGGACAACACAGGCACACCGGTTTGGAACACGCTCAATGGTTGAAGCAACGCAGAAGATGCACCCGATAAATACCAAACAAACGATGCTTTGTTCAATGAACTGGCTATTGCTCCAGCCGCAGTGGGTGGAGGTGGGTTCAACTGATTGGCCACTCGGTCACGCATCTCGCTGACATAAGGTTCTAACTCAGGATGACCCTCAATACTGGTCTTGGCATCACGCAAAGAGTTATGCATCTGCGACGCATACTTGATACGGGCTAATTGAATAGCCATCTTTGAAGTTGTACTGGATACGTTCTGCAAAAAGTCTGTACTGAAACCGGTGATATTCTTACGGTTAATAAACTGTTTGCGGAAACTTTGCTCCGGCATGGTGTTCAAATAGATTTGATAGATTGAATCCATCAATGCTTCTTTGGCATCAGGGTCGGTTAAATCAGAAGACTCGATACTGGAGAAGATGCTCTTGAGCAAATCACTGGAGGCATACGACTCAGTGCGCAGACCCTTGATGTCATTGCCCATCCTGAATTCTTTATCGTGCACCAACTCATCATAATTATCTTTACGACGCTGTTCAAAAGCGGCATCAGATTCACCGGGTTTTTGCTTAATCTTTTCATCTGCCATAGCCTGTGCAGCGGCATCACGCTCCTGCATAGACTGATACATGTAGAACTGACGAGTCTTACCCGTACCGACAGCCAACCAGTAATCTCCACGGCGCACCAATGGGAAGTATGGACTGATCTTTTTGCCTTTTTCGTACAGTTCTCTGAGTTTAGCCATGATGTTGGCTTGCTCAGCAATGCTCAATCCTGACTTAGAAACTTGATCGTTCAGCAGTTGTGTGTAGTAGTCGGCCAAATCTTCAAAGTGGTTTTTGACTAACTTAAATACTTCTTGTCCCTTGGGCCCAAGTTCAGCGTATGCTTTATCTAACCTAGCACTACGTTCTTTAGCCCCAGGATTTGATGGATCAACTTCTGCTATCGTAGATGCAAGCGCAATATCTTCTAACTTACGTTGTAAACTTGGGTCTTCCAAGTATGCATTGTGGATAATCTTGGATATCTCACCGCCAGAAGCCAACAGGTTCTGCATCATCCCAGACATCTTCTGCATTAGCAAATAGGTGTTGCTCAACTCAGGCACTCGGTCTTTAGCCCAGTCGGTTAAAAACTCAGTTGTCGATGCTTTGAGAAGCAACCTGCGCTTTTCGTAATCAATTTTGGCCCACAATCTTCTAAGTGCAGGGATAGCCGCTTTGGGATTACGTGCAATTTGTACAGCCTGTACGCCCTTGGCCATTTCTTCAGCGGTTCTAGATTGGTCGACTTTAGCGAATGCCTCGTCAACTGCTCTTTCAACTTGCTTCTGTGTACGTTGGATTTCAGCAGGGGTTTCTTCTTCGCCCTCTTCTTCCTGCGTTGTAGCCATTGACATGGTTTTGGCAGCTTCATTCTTTTCGCCACGCTCAACCAAACGCTGCATGGGAGTCTTTTGTGCTTCTAAGATACCGCCAGTAATATGCACCAAGTCTGACAGGCCAGTGTAATAGCCATCGCCCAAACCAAATACATTTAGGATAGAACGAACAAACTTACTGAATATAGAGTCTTCAGTGTGTACACCTTTGACCAGATTCAAAAACCCTTGCACATCTTGATCAGACATGCCATAGGCTAAGAACTCATCGGGGTCGGTGAAGATGGTTAAGTCACCATTGGGTTCTTTGACCGACTCAATACGCTCAATCACATCCTTGGACAAATACCCAGCAGCTTTTTCTTCTAGGTATTGCTTCTTAGCCCGAGCCATCAAGTCTTGTATATTGCGAGCAAACTTGGCTAGAGGAGAATTGAGATCGTAGCCACCTTTTAGTGATTTCAATCCGATGCGTAACTTTTGTAGCGTAGCAGCATGCAGTGCTTCGTGAAGCACGTCAATGTTATTGATACCTTGGTGGGGGCCATCTGCCCTAACAAAAATATGTTTTTCACCAGTGGCCAAGTCATAAACGTACGTAGCACGTGCAGTATTCCACATATCAATGTGGTCTTGCAAAGCTTCGGGCAACGGTTCACCTTCTACAACAGAAGTAAATTTAACCCCACCTACAAAGCCAATTAGCTTTTTAGCCAAAAGTCTTTGGAATGCATTACCTGTCTTGGCAACAATCTGCAACGCTTGAGTAGCATTCTTGGCGTAGTTAAACCGAATGTTTGGCGCAGCCCTGCCTGCTCTTGTACCTACCGTAGTAGTGTGACCAACTTCTGTTTTCTTGGCACCCTTGGTCTCATTTGCGATTCTTGCTTCCGCTTTTGTGATGTCCTCGGCATTGGCATGTTTAGCTAAAGTTTCCCCGATTCGTTTGGCAACTGCACGCCCTTGCGTAGCCTTTTTGTGCTTGAGCAAGTTGTATATCGCAGTTTCACGCTCGGCCTTAGATGTTGGGTTCTCAAGTTGAGGAGTTAACTTTTTGTGCGCATCATCCGCAGCTTTGCTGACTCGGTTGTACTCGTTCTTTTCCTCTTGTGTCTTTGGAACGGTAGTCGGTCTTGGTCCACCTTTAGGCCCACGCTTTTGCTTGGGTTCGGTAGGGACTGCTTCAGTTTTAGTTATTTGTTCGTTCTTAGGCACAACCCCCAATTTTTTACCGGCCTCAAATATCTTAGTTTTTTCTTCGGGGTTAATAGATGGATCATCAGCAATAGATTGTCTAAAATCTGCATTCCCTAAATCAGCGGGTATAAAAGGCCAATCTTGGTTCCATCCAGCTTCTTTTTGAGCGTCTAAAGCTATTTGACGTACTGGACTTACAGTAGGTGTTTCTTTTACTGGCTGTTTGGCTGCGGGTGTTTCTTGTCCTTGCGCTTCTGTTTGCTGGGCTTGAGGGGTTTCAGTGCCACTTGGAGGTACTCCTTGATCTTGAGGCTGAGCTTCGGGTTGAACTTGTTGTTGAGCTTGTTGGGCGAGCAGAGCATTACGCTCAGCGGTAATTGCATCCCATTGAGCACGATTCTTTGTGCCTTTACTGGGACGACGGCCTTGGGCTGTTGTGAATTGATTACGCTTTTCTTCAAGCGCTTTGACTTGCTCCGCAATTGACAATGCGGGTGCTGGCGTAGGCTCAGCTACTGGAGCGGGCTGCGCTGTTTCTCCAACATTAGTTGGTCCAGCATTCGGCTCAGCAGAAACCATTCCATCTCGTTGAGGGGTTCCAAGTCCTGCGGTGGGCTGAGTTGTAATGGGCTGGACAGGTGCTCCAGTGCTAACTCCACTTGTTTCAGTGACAGGCTTTCCAACATTTTGTTCCTCCTCTTCAGCAAGCGCATCAGCTTCCCTTTGCTCTTTAATTTGTTTTAATGCCAGTTCCTTGGCTTTCTCAGGCGCATGCCCAGCCGCAATAAAATCTTGCGTGAGCTGATCCTCTTCGGTTTCAACAGGCGTAGATGGTACTTTACTTGCTTGAGCTTCTTGCGCTTCAAGTGCTTGTTGATCTTCTAAGTCTACACGACGTTCAGCTTCACGCTGGGCATCTTCAGGTTCCCAACCTTTTAATTTACCAGCAATTTCATCAATGCGAGCTTGACGTTCTGGCGCAGGTGCAGGTGTAGTTATTGCCGGTTTTTGTTCTTCCGCAGCTAGACCCGGAGCCAAAGGCGCCGTTTGACCGGCAGGGGGTGGGGGAGGTGGAGGAACGTTTGTTTGCCCAGCAGGGGGTGCAGGGGTTTGTTGCATTGAAGCAGCAAGACGAGCTCGTGCTCCGCCAACACCACCGGGCAGTATTGACATACCGTATGCGCCAGCAGTTGTATTGATATAGTCTTCAATAGCTTTTTTATCACCTAGCGGCAGCCCTGCACCGTAACGTTCGGCCGCAGTTTGAAGCAGTTCGGGTGGTGTTTCTTTTGACCCAGTTACAAGAATGCCTTTTGCAACATCAATTAAAAAGTTTTTGGTTGAAGGCGATGCCTTCATAATAGATTCAAGACCAATCTTATTGGCAACGTAGTCGGCAGTGGCATGTACTGCGGAAGCAATACCGACTTTACTCATGTCGATATCATCAATAGTCTTAGCATTTTCTAATGCGCGGCCGCCAACCTCTCCCAAACCATGAGCTATTGCTTGCCCCGCCATGCCTAAATTTGAACCGTATTCTTTAGCACCAACTTTAGCAAGCGCTGTTTTTTCTTCTTTAGTTAAAGTTTTGGCAGCTTGTTCAGCAGTAAACTTTTCTACTGCTTTAGCCGCAGCTTCTTTACCTTCCTTAGCTGCTGTTTCTTCAAATATAGTCTTAGCTGCTTCTTTGATGCCTTTTCTAACCAAAGTACCTTCAAGTAAACCCATTGTTGCCCCAGCAACAGTGCCTTCTGGCCCCACTGCGGATCCTAGTAAAGAACCAGCTGCCGTTGTTGCTACCGTTTCAGCTATGTTGGCAACACCCGCACCCATTTGATAGGGGATGTATTTGGTAACAACCGTACCAATACCTTTTTTATATGCATCGGTAAAATTATTAGTGCTTCTAGCAGTTTTCTTTTGCTCCGCCTCAGCTTCTTTATAATTTTGTAGCCCATGCTCAACAAGATAATTAGAAACGGGGCCTTCGCCAAAAGCTTTTTTCATACCTTGGCCTATCATAGCTTCAGCACCGCCTAAAATACTTTTGGTTTGCGGTATATAGTCACTAAGCCCACGACTAAACGCGGACTCATCCCCAAGTGAAGTGCTGTCTAAAAACTGTTTACGTGCGGTTTCTATGTCGTCCTTGGGGACTTTAGGCGCAACAACTTGATCAAAATATTGATCTCGTGCAGCAGTTTTCTCTGCATCAGGCAGAGCTTGGTATGCATCACTATCGACTACTTCTGCCCATTTCTTAGCCATAAGTTACCTTATTCCCAAAGGTGATTATAGTTTCCACTTGTTGTGGGTGTTGCTGTAGGAGCAGAAGCTGGATTTTGTTGTTTATACTTTTTAATAAAATTTGTTTCCCATTCTGCCTGAGCTGCTTTATCGTTAGGTTTAATTTGCCTATAAGTAGAATCAAGAAGTTTAGCTGAGCGCATAGCAGCATCTAAATTTTTGTTTTCTACAACATTAGTTGCTTGCTCTTTAAGGCTTGCACTTGTTGGGCCCGCCTCAGATATACGCTCGATTGGGTGTGAATACTGCAAAGATTCTTTAGACGCTTGAGCATAAGCTGTTTCTTTTGACATCCCTTTAGCTATCAACTCTTGCGCTCTATTCTCTGTGTATATTTCGGGCGTTTTAGTTTGACCCGCACCAGCACCTTTAGCCAATCTAGCTTGTTGAGCAGCCAAATAACCCAAAGCTTTTGTTTTCTCAAGTTCAAATTGCGTACCTTTAAGGGCGGCAGCATGGCTAGCAGCAACACTTTCTGCGGCGTCTTTATAAAGCCCCAATTTTTCTTTTCGTTCTGCATCGGCCAAATGGAAACGCATTTCATTTCTGTGTGCTTTAGCAGCTTGGTCAGCCTTCAATGCCTCGCCATATGCACTGCCAAATTCACCACCTGCGTTACCAAGAGCACGAACAAAGTTATTACCTTGGGCCATGGCCGCAGCCGCTTTAAGAAGCGCTATGCCTTTACCTTGTTCTAGTTCTTTAGGAGCACCAGCTTCTTGTTCTTGAATGCTACTTCTGTAATCTGCATAAGGATCACCGCCACCCATAACTTGTCGGGCGTTCAACATTTCTTGAGCCACTTCGCTATTGATCTGAGCTTTGGTTGGCGCAGTATATTTTGTGTTTTGAATCTGGGTCATATACGGAGTAACAGCATTTGGGTTTCCACCACCCTCATTTTTACCGTCATCATCATCGTCACCATCTTCGCTATCCCCACCCTTAGCAAAAGCCACAATACCGCCGGTACCGTAGTAATGTTCCAAGTCACTGTCAACACCGGGAGCAACCATTCTGTTTTGGTTGACTGCGGCTACTGTGCTATCTTTAATTGAGGGTTGAGCTTGGGCGGCAGGAGCCTGTTGAGCGGCCTGTGCCGTCTGCATCATGTTAGATTGTTTTAGCTTTTGCAGAGCATTAAGCGCAGTATAGGGGTCAGTGACCGTGTTTTGGCCGCCCAACAGAGCTTGCTCTAAAAGCTGGGGCTGATTTTTGTACTTCTCAGCGACGATTAACGACTGATCCATTATGCCTCCTCACGCAACTTGCGTAGTGCAATACCGCCCAAACCATGACTCTTAACATGGCCGCCTTTAGCAAACAACTTAGCCAAACCCGCTGCTCCTAATCCCAAAGAGGCAACGGTCTGTGCAGTGGTAGGCGGTGCTTGATAAACCGAGCTCGCCGTTGTACTCGTAGGTAGACCCCGAATAATATCCGACATGAAGCCCATTTGCTGGTATGGATAGTTTTGCGCATTTAAATAGTCTTGATACTGATTGTTTAAGATGTTTTGCGCTTGCTGTTGCTGTTGAGTTCCAGCAGCATTTTGTAGCTGATTGATATCTACGTTTTGGGAGAATTGTTGGTTACCTAATGTACCCAATGTATTGGCGGATTGCAACGCCGTATTCAATCCTTGAAGACCAAGATTAGCACCAAACTGTCCTTGTTGGGCATTGAGCTGAGCTGCGTTAAGCGCTTGCCCTTGCTCGGTATTGAACTGCTGCATAGCGTTGTTGTATGCAGTGTTGTAACCTTGACCAATTAAGTTTTGATTTGAAAGTTGGTTATTTAAGTTTGTAGCCGCTGCTTGCACGCCAGCTCGTGAGCCACCAAACGCCCCAGCCTGTGCAGCTTGGGCATTTTGAGTTTGCTGAGCAGCACCTTGAAGTTGCTGTTGAATAGCCAACTGAGGCGCAAGAGACGCATTCAAGTACGGATTCATGTACTGTTGCGCAGTACCGGGCGCCGTGAAACTTTGGCTTTGGTATGGGTTATAGGTATAACCTGTATTCAATGCACCGAGTCCGGCTTCCCCAGCTATTGCAGTACCCGCTTGTTGTTGCGGTGCAGTTTGCATAAGCGCCGCATTTTGGAACGCTTGTTGTTGCAAAGGAGTAAACTGAGCAGTCCTGTCCCCCTGATACTGCATGTAGGGATTTTGCGATGGGTCAGTGTATGCTTGCGCTTGAGCAAGTAAGTTCTGCTCGGCGGGCGCCATTTCTGGCGTAAAGCCTACTTGGTACTGCTGGTACGTCGTTGGGGATGCATTTGTGGTTGTAGTCATGATCTTTCCTTATGCGGGAAGGTATTTAGCAGCCTTGGTATTTGTAGCCACTTTGTTTTTACCAACAGTTTTACCACGGGCTTTTTGAACTCTATCCATCATGGCATAAAGTTGTTTCGCTCCCGCTTCGGTTGAGCCATTACCCAGTTCAGATACGATACGTGCAGGGACGACAAACTCACCATCAGCTAAACGAGCAGGTTGCTTATGGCCAATGGTAGCAGGAATATCATCAGACACACCATCGCCGGGTCCACGAAGCAGTCGGCCGCCATCAGAATAACCGCCAAGATTGTAACCACCGTCGGCCATGCCACCGTGAGCCATGCTCATCAAACCACCAGTAGCACCGGAGCTAGGGTTGTAACCACTAGGGGTGCCGTCTGCATTGTAGTATTGGCCATTGATTAAATAATAACCAGATACGGGGTCGTAAACAGCTTTGTTGCCGTTTACATTGATTGAAGTACCAACCAAAGAATTACCAGTAGCACCAGAGGTACTTGCAGTATTACCCACCCCCGAACCCGAGCCAGTACTTGCAGTACTGTAATTAGGATTGAGTGTCAATACGTGTGTTTTAGAATCCACGTAATATTTTTGTGTGTCAGGGATTGTTGCAGATTGTGGGATACCCAAAACAGATTCACTGTATGGGATCATTACTTGGCCTGTAGAGCTTGAAGGTGCAATTGGGTAATTGCCCTGACCCATTAAATAGTTATAAGCAGCTTTAGTACCACCAGACAAAGTGTTGTACTTGGAATTGAATTCGTCCATTGAAGACACAGTCGGCGAAACATAGCCTGTGCTACCACCGCCTTTGGTATAGGTATCAAGCAAATTTTGCATGCCTGTAAAGCCGCCTTGAGGAATACCGGGGAGCACAGGAGATTCTGTGATGGTTCCGTTGGCGTTAACCACAGTTCCGCCACCTTCAATACCGGGGCCAGTAATACCACTAACACCGGATTTTAATGTAGATGCGGGGGTATTTTGAATTGCATTGGTTGCATAAGTTGCAGGGTTATAAGTACCGCCACCATCGCCAGTCCCGCCGCCTCCACCTGTGTTAATTACAGGTGTTTGTTTTTTAAGGTCCTGATATAGTTGCGCAGAGGTTTTACCTGTTGCGCGCATAACATCGGTTTCATTGATCCCGTACTGACTCATGGCTGCCTGAGC